CCCCGTCTCTGGGGTCCGGATAAACCTTGGTGCCATAACACTGATAGGCTGCGTCCGTTGACGCTTCACGATTGTAATACCCATCCAGATAGACCTCAGACGCATCCGCACCCGCAGATGTTTCCCAGCGAGATTGTGCCGCATCCCAAGCCAACACAGCGCCACCGGCATAATGGCTGATACCGGCTGTCGCCAAATCGTCCTTAACAACACCCGCAATGGTTTTATCAAGAACTCCGTGGGTTGCCGTTGTAATAGCCGCCATGGATTTATGCCATACCAGATGGGGGAGATCCGTGGTGTCATCGAGGTTCCAGACCTCAACAAGAGACGGCTTAAAACCCAGACAAACGTTAATAGCCGCCCCAGTCCCGTCACATGTTCCAACAACGATTTGTTGCATCGTCATACTCCTTGTTTGTTGTGGCCCGGAACCATTAAAGCCCCGGGCGCGTTATCATGTCGGGCTTGCCGTGCAGGCCATTTCAAGCCTTGCCATCAGGTCATCATTCAAAATCAGACCCGCATGCCACATCTTCCAGCCCAGGGAGCCCCGTTGACCCAGAGGGTCTGTCTTGCTGGGCTCAGGATTAACAACCGCCAACGCCCCGGAATGAACCCCACGCAGAGGAACAACACCCCACGCATCAGGAGCAAGCACAATCAGAGGATACACATCCACATGGGATGCCGCACTGGTTGTGGCCAGCATGGTTGAACCCGCAGCACCCGCATCCGCAAAGGGGGTACAAAGGGTGGTTGCCGCAATCCGGATACCGTGGGCCTCACCGATTTCATAAGGAATAGCCCCTGAAGGATCGGAATAATCCTTAACCTTGGTATATCCGCTGATATTTTCAATATCCGCCTGGGCATCCGTGTGGGTAAACGCCCAGAAACTTGCCCCCACAGGAACCGTCCCGATTTTCGGGCTACCATCAAGGATTTCCGTGAAAAACGAAGCATCCGCACCGCGAAGCCCACGGACCATCCGCTTGCAATCTCCCTTGTCAATCACCGTATTCACCTCAGCCCTGGAAGACCCGTTGGTGTAATACACAGACGTTCCACCCTTAAGAACAGAGAAGTTCAGCGTTTCTTTGGTGTCACGTATCTGATCGGACTGAAGCCCACGGAATTCCGTAAGAACAGGATCTTCATGGGTGTCTTTGATCACATCCGTGATGCCTATCCAGTCCCCGTACTGCTCGATGGTCACTTCCACATCCACATAAGAAACACTTGAACCTTCCGGGGTTACACCTTCCATCAACGGCTGAGTTGCCGCGTCCAGTTTCAAATACCTGCGGAAAACAACCGTTTTACCGGAATTCTTTTCCATCGGTTTGCTCTGAGCCGTTCGCTCCGTAACGATCCCGGGCGTGGTCCGCTTCAGCAGTTTCCCGTACGCCTTGAAGTTGGTAATGGGGCTGATATCCCCGAACGTAATAAATTCAGGCATCGTTTATACCTCCAATGAGGCACGGGACCACGCCCGCGCCGTTATTTGATTCCTTCGTCAAACGCCTCTTCCGGGCTCAGATTTTTGTCATCTTTCGCCCGCTCAGAAGCCGCCTTATTCCCCTTGTCAACAGCGCCGGACATCATGTCCGCCATCTGCTTTTTCGCGCCATGTTGCGCTGCCTGACTGTTTTGTGCCGCTTTTTCAGCAACACTGGCCTTGTACCTGTCCATGATTCCGATCGCAGCCACAGCATCAGACACAGACCGAATAGCGGGGTCCCGCTGGGCCTCTGTTTCAAACCAGGTCTGATAATCAGTTGTACTCAGCACCGCGATAGCGTCGGGATGTCCGTTCACAAAGCCCTTTGGCGTAACCACGCCAACCATAACCGCCCGTTCAAAGTTTGCCTGCTCTATGCTTTCGTTCACCACGCTGATGCGCTGGTCAATACTGCGGGGATCAAAATCACCGAATCGCTGTTTGACAAGCCGTTCAGCCTCGAACGCCACAGCCTTCTGAAGCATCGGGTCAGTCGCGTAATACTCCCGGAGTTCATCCGGGATAACCTCATCTTTAGCCGTTTCACCCTCAGGCCCAGAGCCTTCAGGTTTCACGGAAAGTTGTTTTTTAAGTTCCGCGTTTTCCTGAGCCACGCGGGTAGCCCACGCCTTATTGTCGTGGACCTGCTGTTCAAGGGTTTTAAATCTCTGATCCAAGTCTCCCGGGTTAAAAGCATCCCCATCTTTTTTCAAAGCATTGTCAGATTGACCCGCATCTAAAGACTCAACAACTGAACCAGAATCTCCGGAAGCAGATCCACCGATTTCACCAGAACCCAGATCGACGCCATCGCCATCGTCACAAGCGCCGCCAGAAGCCCCTGGCACATCCACACCACTAACAGCTGCGTTGAAAATAGCCTCCGCATCAAATTCAGTCTCCCCGCCATCAAACGCCCCATCCTGCCCATGATCCGCACCTGTTTCTCCACCCTGTAATGCCATTGCTCTACCCTCTCCCGGGAATCCGCCCACATCCATGGTCGGGCCGGTGGTTATGTTTTTTATTCAAGAGCGTCAGGTTCATCCACCTGACGCTCTCCACGCATTTTTTTTGCAAGCTCAAAAGGAAACGAAAGCTGATCCTCAATCGCCTGAATCTGCCCTTTAAAAAAACCATGATCCTCTGGACTCTGGTTCCGTTTCCGAAGAAACTGAGCAGACGTACTGCCAAAACCCCGTAAGTAAGCCGCATAAGCAGGCCAGTCAGGGGAAGCACAAAGCCGAAGAATGCCCTCAGCCTGTGACGACGTAAGCCCAAAAGGGAGGTTATTGTTGTTGGGCATCTCCACCTCCCATATCAGCCACGCCAGGCAACCGTGAAGCAAGTTCATCAGCCTGTGGGTTCAACTCAGCATCCGAATAAAAAAGAGTATCAGGATTAAAATCGGAAATCCTGGCAAGCTCACTAAAAAACGCCCCGAGTTTGGCATATCGGGCCGTAAACTTACTGGACATGGCAAATCGAGCCAAATCCATCAGCCTTGCCCCACGAACAGCCTTATCCTGGTAGCTTTTAAAACCCCGGGCCTCCACATAAAAATCACCCTTCACCGCGTCATCAACACCGCAGATCATGTGGTAGTGGTACCCGCCCCGGCCCATGGGCTCAATAATCCCGTCATCATGGTTCCGGCAAATTCCACCGATCATCTTGTTCCCGGATTCAGACACCTTCAGCATTTCAAACGCCGTCTTGCGGGTGCCTCCGGAAGACCCATCCATCACCCGGCCCAGGCCCGTTTCATCATCCGCACTCTGCTTGAACATCTCAATCAGCTGGGTTGTATTCCCGGTGGTATCAGGCGGAGAAAAAAAGTTAATCGCCCCCTGGACATGGTTGTTTTCCACAGCCTCATCCAGAATAAAACTTTTCCCGGGATAAAAGCTCTTATCCTGGCCAGCAGCCAGAAGACGCGGATTCCACCAGCTCATCAGATTGCTGGACAGATTTTTATTATCCAGCATGGCCCGGGTAAGACCATTGATCACCATCTGAGTATCCTCAATATCCTCGGGTATACCCACGCCGCCCGGCTCATGGGGCAGGTCCTGCCACTTGGCCATATACACCTGGCGGTAAGGCAGGGGGTTTTCAACAGGCTTCCGAATCACAACAGCCTTTCCAGCCTTGGCAAGCACACAGTAAATCTCAATCTCATCCGAATCTTTTTTGCCTTCACCCAGCCCATACACCCGCAGGTATTTCACAGGCACACGGCCATAAAACGTATAAACAGGGACAACCCGCTTCCGGCTCCCGTACTGTTCGCGCAAAGGACCCAGGCTATCCGTTTCAATTCCAGAGTCCTCTTTGCCGTTAAACGCGGAGACAATCTTTTCACCCTCAACCCGGTCATATCCTTTTCGTCTGATCAGCTCCGCAAACCGGCCCTTACTCATCAGCTCCAGATAAACAACGCCATGGCCCCGTTGATGATCAGCCGCTTCCAGATCCCAGAACATATTCCAGACACTCGGGCTTTCATAAACAGGCTTGTACTGGACAGACCTGGACATTTCAAAACGACCAAACCGCTTG